CAAAAGAGTACTCAAGTAAAGTAATAAAAAACAAGGATTTTAAATGATATTCCGAAAAGGGTTTTCTTTTCAGATAAAATAAGAGAGAATCAAATAATAAATTGAGGAGCATAAAATGAACGAAAATGATACAAGCCAAGAAAAACTAACACATGGTTGTAGATGTAGAATAAAACGCACGACTATTTTTGGTACATTTTGCGGCTACACTAATTCAACTAAAAAATTCTTAAGATTTTACGATGAGGAACTTAACAAGGTTAAAGTGTATCGTACATCACAAATAGAAAAGTCATACGAGAAATGGAGATAAAATGTCAATAGAATGCCTAAATCAAGCACTTAAAATAAGCGGCTTAACACCAACAAAAAAATTCATCTTAGTAATACTAGGAAATTATGCTGATGAAAATAACAGTTGTTATCCATCATACAGACACCTTGCCAATATAGTAGGTCTTAAAGATACTAAAGGTGTGCAAAGAGCAATTAAACAATTTGAAGAAATGGGATTGTTAAAAATAGAACACAGAAAAACTAATGATGGTGGAAATACTAGCAACAGATATCACTTAACTATGGCTATGGGTGTAGAAACCCCTGCAGGTGTAGAAACCAAGAAGGACAGGGTCACACAACCCTCCAATACTAAAGATAATACAAAAGAATATATTAACGAAGATTTTGCAATTTTGTGGTCAGTCTATCCAAGAAAAATTGGTAAGAAAATGGCTAATAAGATTTTCTGTAAATATGACGAAAAACATTACAAAAAGATATTGTATGGTGCACAACGATTTGCAGAACAAAATATGGGTACAGATGAAAAATTTATTCCACACTTGTCTACGTGGTTAAATCAAGAAAGATGGATGGATTGGTTTGAAACTGACGAACATGGTTACATCATCAAACCGAAAGAAATTAAAACTAAAAACAACCTTGCAGGATAGGAGTAACGATGGAAGAAAAGAATAAAAGACCAGAAGAACATGGTATCAAGTTAAAAAAGTTTGAGCATGGCACACAAAAAGTTAAGTGTCCTCAATGTCAGCCGCCACACAAAATGAGTGATAACCCTTTATCAGTAACCATTAATGATGAAGGCACAGTTTGGTTTTGTCATCATTGTGATTGGAAAGGTTCTTACTATAATAATTCTTCTTCGGTTTATATTCCAAAAAAACCTGTTTACATAAAACCCAAAACACCGCAAATAAGCACTACAGAAAAAATGTATCAGTATTTTTCCAAACGTGGTCTTACAAGAACAACAGTAGACAAATTCCAGATATTTGAAGAAAAAGGTTGGTATGGTTTTCAGTATTTCGGTGCTGATGATGTATTAGAAAACATAAAATATAGGACAGAACAAAAGGGTTTCAGACAATCACAAGGAGCAAAACAAATACTCTATAATTACAAAAATGTTGCTAAAAAAGAAACAGTAGTATTTGTAGAAGGTGAAATGGATGTATTAAGTTGTTCAGAAGTAGGTTTTGAAGCCACTACCTTGCCAAATGGAGCACCAAAGGAAGCGAAATATGAGAAAAATGATGCTAGGTATAAGGCTTTAGAAAATTGCCCTTTAGAAGCAAAGAAAATCATATTGTTCACAGATGTTGACCAAGCAGGTAAAGCATTGCACAAAGAGTTATTACATAGGTTTGGTAAAGACGTATGTTGGTATGTAAAAGTTCCAGAAGGTTGCAAAGATGCTAATGATGTTTTGGCTAAATTAGGTGCACTAGAACTAAAGAAAGTGATTGACGAAGCAATACCATATCCGATTGATGGTTTATATACAGCAAATGACTATTATTCACAGATACAAGATTTATATGATGGTAATTATGAAAAACCTATAGAAATAGGCATGAAAGGTCTTGATGATATTTACAAAATAATGACAGGCACTTTTCACACAATCACAGGTATACCGAATCATGGTAAATCAATTTTCCTTGACCAAATATTGCTCAAACTTGCTATAAATCATGGTTGGAAATTTGCAATGTTTAGTCCTGAACATTCTACTTCAATGCATATAAGAAGATTAACACAAATGTATTTGCAAAAAGGTTTTGATGAAGGCTTTGACAATAGAATGGATAAGGAAGAATTAAATAAAGCATTAGCATTTATGCAAGAACACTTTTACTTTATTGAAACACGAGATAGTGTGCCAAATATAGACACAATACTGAATATAGCAAAGTCTAGTGTATTCAAATATGGTATCAATGGCTTGATAATAGACCCATACAATGAAGTTGATGCAAAAAGAACAGGTAATGCTAGAGAAGATGAGCATATAAGGGATTTTATATCACTTTGTAAGAGATTCTCTAGAATATATGAAATAACCACATGGGTAGTTGCACACCCTACCAAATTGCCTAAAGGTAATGATGGCGGCTATTTACCACCTACTGCTTATGATATTAGCGGTGCGGCTCATTGGCACAATCAGGCTGATGCAGTATTAACAGTACATAGAGATTTTGACAATAATACGACGAGTGTTATAACTAGAAAGATAAGGGAACAAGATTTGTATGGGAAAATTGGTGAAGCAAAATTCCAATATAATTTCCGCACTAGAGATTTTCAACCTTATGAAAAACTACCTGATAATTGGGATGATAACTGGAATGACTAATATATACAGCACAACGATTATAATTCTACTTTTATATATCGTATGGATTGACCATAACTATATACAAGTTGGTTGGTGTGAGTCAGAAATAGATATATTGCGGAATACCATAGCTGATATACATACAATTCTTATACAAGATTAGCTTTGTATATGTTTAGATAGTTCTTTTGCTAATGCTCTGGAGTTTTCTATGTGGCTAAGTGTGTGAAACTCTATGAAATTGAACAGAGGTTCAGATTTTATGATGTTTTTTATCTTAGTTTCTCTTGATTTCTTGAATTTTTCAGACTGATTGTCTCCACGTTGTTTATGTCTAGCTGCTATTTCTTCTTCATTATTCTGCAAAATTACAATCCTCGTGTCATAAGTATTAATTAGATTTATCAGATTATTCTCGGTGAAAAGCCTATCACCTTCAAACAATAGATGTTTTAGATTTAAGTCTTTGTAAGTATCAAAATCTTTTTGTACTGCCATTGATAATTTATCAGTACCTGCAAACACTTCGTCTTTGTCGTATATTCCTAAAATAGATATATCGTGCTTCAAGTAACCTCTTAATAAACCATATTTAAACTTTGATTTAGGTTGCAATTCACTAAGAATACAACGCATTAATGTAGTTTTACCACTTGCAGGAACACCGCCTATAGCTACGCATTTCATAAGGTTTTATACTCCAAAGTACCTGTGTCTAAAAAGACACTATATAAATCTTTTCTAATTGTTTTACTTTCGTGCAATTTACTAGGCAATGTCTCTGTTCTCGCATCCCAAAAGACTTGCCAATCTATTCCATGCCAATTGTCTGCTTCAACTTTTTTTATTTCTTCTGCTTGTCTATCAAGATAATATCCCAAGTATCTGCCTTGTTTCTTTCTAAAAACCTTCTTAAAACTACATAAAAGCGTTTCCATCTGGTATAAATCCATGTCTACAGACAATCCTTTTTGGATTTCTGCCGCCTGTTGCTCAAGATATTGAATGCAGGACACATGTAGTTTTTGATTTATCCAATCATCATGTCCTAATGCAAAACACAATCCATTCCTATGTGAACGACTACCGCTATAATCTGCTAATTTTAAATTGTTTGGTACTAAGTCTAAGCCAACGCAATCCTTTAATGTTTGTAAGTAATACCAAGTAGAGTATCTGCCAAATTTGTGTAAATTTTTCTCAACACTATTCCAAATAAATTCAAAAGAATTCCTACGCAATAAATTAGCAAATCTATGTCTTTGTGTTTTTTCCTCGTTCTCGTGCATAATCCACCGCTTATAGCTAGCAAACTGTTGTGGTAAATGCCCTTTATTCCATTTAGTATCAGTCTGATAGCGTAATCTTGCATAGTTGTTATCATTCCAATCTTGTAATCTTTTTTGGTCTACTAATTCAAAGTCTGGAAACTCATTCCAAATTATCCATGTAGTCGGTAAATGATAAGTTGTACCATATATCCAACTAATCCAATATTTCTGTTCTATGTTGTGTTCAAATCTATCAAACAAATAATTCAAGAGCCATAATGCAGGGTCACAATCTTTATTGGTTAATGACCATTCACACCATTCTATAAAGGCTTCTTTCCTGTTTTCTTTAAGCCTGTAGTCAAGCATTTAAGGATTTTCTTAGCCAGTAATCTTCTACAGATAGTATTGCTTCGTATGTCTGTATTAGTTTTTTCTCTGATAAATGTAAGTATTCTAAATCTTCTGTTTTTAATTTTTCACATACTTTTGTTTCAGGCATAACTAAACTTGGGTCACGCAATGCTCTTTCTCTCAATGCAATTTGTGCATCAATACTAGGCATAAGTGGTTGGTCTGAACGTAAGCTGCCTTGTTTATCTACTGACCAAAATACTAAACCATTTTTCTTATGAAATCCTATGCTATCAGGAGTACATGAAAGTTTAATCCTTTCCATGCCTTGCTGATGCCAATACGCTACAAACTCAGACCATATCTGTCTCGCATAGCCTTTGCGTTCTTGCCCTTGTATAGTGACAATCTCATACAAGTTTATATATTTAGATTTGTCGCTGCACGTTGCGAATATGGCTGCTACAGGCTCATTTTCTACATACAATACTGCAGGTAAGTGTTTGTTATAGTTTTGAAATCTAGTCCAAAGACTATGACTAGCTTTTAAAAATTTAGTGTTCTTACCTTTTGGTGCGTTATTTATAATATCTTGCACTACTTTTTCTTTTACAAATTTAATCACTGTAAGTCCTCAATCACTTCTCTAATCAAAGATTTACGCATTTTGTTATTGATTATTGTGTAGTCTACGCAAGGCTCTGTTTTTTCGCATTCTGCAATGCCTGACCTCAGCAATATATCTTTAGTGCTAGCAATAAAAAATGTATTTTCTGTAGCTGCGTAATATAAAGGTCTTTGTTCATTTCTAAAAAAATGTAGTGCGTTTTGTTGTCTAGTGTCTATTAAAAGAGTTGCCATTGAGCCATGTAGTTTCAGTGGGTGACTTTGATTCTCCCATGTCCTTAATATAATTTCACTGTCGCATTTTGTTGTGAATTTAAGATTGTAAGTTTCTTCCCAAGTCTCTGGGTCTGCTTGAGTTATTACTCCATTGTGTGCTACTGCTACTTTGTCACTAAACACTGGTTGGTTGTACTCCAAATCAGATGTGCTGTACCGACAATGCCCTATAATCGTATTAGTCTCTATATCAGGCAGAGTGAAATCTTCTGCAGTTTCAGGCATAACATAAGTTTTGATATTGTCATTTTCAATCCATGCGATGCCTGTAGCATGTTTACCTCTAATCATAGATTGACTTAACATCTCTCTAAAGAGTTGCATATCTACAATTTCTTTACTTTGTATACCTAATATCGCACACATTAACTCAGTTTCTCGCCTTTAGTCCTCGCTTTGGCTCTTTCTATTTCTGCTTCTGCATCTAAACAATGGTGCATTTTTTTTCTGTAGTAACAGACTATGCTAATCCTTTCATATGCTAATTTTGCTTTGATTTCTGTATTTGCGTGGTACTCATGCACATTAAAAAAACACACATCACCGCTTCTTACGTCAAACGCTACCCTAAATCTAGGGATAACTGTATATCCGCCTTCGTATTTACCTGCTTGTAATACAGCTAAATTCCCTAAACCCTCTTTCAAATCACCTGCGTCAGTGTGTAAAGCAGTTCTAAAGTTTTTATTGACAGTAATTGTTGTGAAAACAGTATCTTTTATCATAAAGTCTTTTTCTGTTTTATCAGCCATTTCCTTTTGATTATTATATTTTTCTGGACAGGCTTCTTCAAATAAGTTGTTAATACATTTTATGTAAGGGTATGCATCAGCGAATTGTTTAAAGTTTTTCTCGTACCATGTAGTTTGCCTACAGTAAGGAAATCTTGCACCCCTATCAAAATAACCTACAATCCCTGAATTTACTGTATTTGCTCTAGATGTATTGCTTAGTATTCCGTCTTTTCTAACACCTTTGAATCTTATTTTTTGTAGGTCGCCTATATCCCAATCATCTTTTGTATCATCGCTAATAATCCCACCTGCTGCTCCTCTATTGTTAGTAGGTGCTGCTGCACTTCTTAGAGTGGTATATGCTTGTTTGCATAGTTCTGTAGGTATTTTGTTTTTTCTAAAAAAGAATAGCGGATTGCCTTCTTCGTCGTATGCATCGCAATCATCTCTGATAACTAAGTCATAATCGTTTTCATCTACCCAATCACCTTTTCTTTTAGCAATTTCTTCTTTAGAACAATGTGCCTTTAGATTATAGACTTTCATTTTTGAAACTCCTTTCTACAGCTTCAAATACTGTATCTGTAAGGTTTTCTTTTTGCCATTTCTCTTTAAGGTTTGCAATCATTTCTTGGAACTTAGGTTCAGTTTCACTATTTAAAAATATATTTACCATACGCACATTACTGGTCTGCACCTCTCCGAAATCTTCAAAGTTATCCTCAGTGACTATAGTTTCTGGTTCGTCAAACTCTAACATTGAAGCTGTCATTTTTTCTATTTCATCAAAATTGAATCCAGTAAGGTCTAAGTCATAATCTGAGTCTGCCAATTTTGCAAACTCTCCTGCTAATAATTCATTATCCCATTGTGAAAAGTCCTGACTTTTATTGTCCATAATCCTGAACGCTGTTTTCTGCTGTTCTGTGAGGTCTTTTGCAATATGTACAGGCACTTTGTCTAATTGTAGTAACTGTGCAGCTTTGAGCCTTGTATGACCTGCTAATATCACATTGTCCTCATCTACAATAATAGGCACTTTCCAACCTACTTCTTTAATGCTCATTACTACCTTTTCTACTGATTCTTTATTTATTCTTGGATTATCAGCGTATTCTTTTAAATCCAAAATGTCTGTCATGTTTACTTCGTAGCTCATATTTACTCCAAATAAAAATCGTTGGGTGTCACTAATCCCTTAGTTGTTTTATATATTATATTCAATTCTTTCTTTCTTGGAATCCTTTGCGAAAGAATATATTTAGCTAATGTTCCTTGCGGTAGTTTGTGACCTGTTTCTCGTTCTATTTCAACGATAAATGCCGCTTGGGTGTAGTTATTCCTTTTTATATATTCGTTAAGTTTCATTTTTCTATTGTTCTTCTCATAAAATAAAGTTATATTTGCGTTGCGTTAATTCCTTTTTGGAATTATAATCAACCTTTGTTAGAAAGTCTAATGAATTGTAAATTGAGGAGTAAAAATGAAAAACGATCCATTTGAAGTACACCACATAGACCACTTATCACCTTCTTCTGTAAACTGTTACATTGACGATATTCCGCTATGGATAATGCGTTATTTGTATGGTTTTAGGAATGGTGGTGGTCCAGCAATGTGGAGAGGAACAGTAGTTGACCATGCAGTAGGAAATATATTTGGATTGAATGAACATTCAAATCAATTAAGCATTCCTGAAGCCTTGAAAGAGTCTGAATTGGAATACAAAAAACTATATCACTATTGTAGAAAAGAGTACCCTGAACAAAATATAGATGAAAACCAATATAAAAGAGAAGGCAACAATGTTAGTACCTATACTAAGACTGCTTTAGATTTTTATAAGAAAATTGGTCAACCTACCGAATACCAAAAAGAAATAAATTTAATGTTAGAAGATATACCTGTTCCAGTAAGAGGATATATTGACTTGCAATACCAAGACATTATTAGGGATATCAAGACCACTGGTCGTATGCCTAGTAAAGTATCTGATGCTCATGCTAGACAGGTTTCTGTTTATGCTAAAGCCTTAGATTGTTCGCCTGTATTAGATTACATTCATGTTTCTGCTAAAGAAAATCAAGTAGTTACAATGCCTGTAAACAATGTAGATGAACATATAACTGTGGTAAGACAGGTTGCGTTAGCAATAATGAACCTCTTATCTTTTTCTAATGACAAACAAGTTATAGCAAACTTATTTTATCCTAACTTTGACGATTGGAAGTGGAAGGAAGATGAGATTAATTTTGCTAAAACTATATGGAGTATAAAATGAATGATACATTGATAAATTGTATAAATGAAGTAGCAAACCTTACTAATGCAGATAAGGTTAATATAAAAGGAAAGTTCTACACGACTGTAGACACTAGAGTAGACCTATTCAGGAAACATTTCGGCTGTAATGCAGAAATTGTAACTGATATTGTTATGAATGACTTAGAAAGAGTCGTTGTAAAGGCTTCTGTTTCTATCAAAAATGATGGTGAATGGAAACTTATAGGCTCTGGATATGCCGAGGAGTTCAGAGGACAAGGCATGGTCAATAAAACGTCTGCTTTAGAGAACTGCGAAACCTCTGCTGTAGGTAGAGCATTGGCGGCATGTGGACTAGGTGGCGGTGCATACGCTTCTTCTTTTGAGGTAGATAATGCCATCAATAATAAATCAGAAGCACCAAATCTTGATGATGGTTATGTTTTAAGACGACCAACAGGAACTGTTCTACAACATTGTGTTGATGAAAAGATTTTTCTTAAACACTTAAGAACTTTCTTAGGCGACCCAACTAATCAAGAACATAGAGAACTTTACGAAGTAAATGCTGATGAAATAAAGAAAGCATCAGAACATGCAACTGTAAAGAAAGACCAAGATGCTTATAAGAAACTCATATCACTTTATGACGAGTATGAAGAAGCAGAAGCAGAACGTAATCAAGAAGCTGAACTCAATGAGCAAAGCGAATAGTATTACAGACTTCGTTTATTTGTGTATGCGTGATGGCTCTTGGTGGACTTTTTGGGAATTGCAAGATGTCATCAAAACGAAAACAGGTAAATACTATGGAGAACCTTCTTTATCTGCCGCTATAAGGGATTTAAGGAAAACACCTTATAGGGAAAAATATGACCTACAAATGTGGGGAGAAGTAGTAGAGAAGAAAAGAATAACTAATGGCAAAGGTTATAAATATAAATTAACAACAGGAGATAAAAATGGCTGATGAATATGTAATGAAAGAAAATACTGGAAGTTTGTTTCACGAAACAAAAGTAACAGTACCAAGGAAAGGTAAAATGAAAATAGGCAATACTGAACAGTATGGTGCAATTTTGAAATATGTAGACAAAAATGGTAACGAGAAATATGAACTTGTCGCTAGTTTAGGTTTACTGCACTACAATCCGCCTGAAAGCAAAAGGACAGAAGGCACACCAGATATCGGTGGTAAGATTACATACAATGGCACAGTATATAAATGTGGCGGCTATGCTAATCAAACACAAACAGGTATAGATTATACTAAATTGCTTTTTACACCTTATGATGAGGAAGGTAACTTAATAATCCCTGAAAAGAATACTGATAATTCTGATGCTGCATTCTAGATATGGAAGAAGAACTATGGATGCACCGAATAAGGAAACTAGCAGAACCCATACAAAAAGCTGAATACGAGGTTTTTGAAGCAGATGCTAATGTTAAACGTATTATTGCTAGACTTAAGTTAGAAGCTACGCATAAAGGTTGCACTACTGTTTCTGCACAAGAGGTATATGCAGAAAATACAGACCAACTTCATGCCGCTAGATTAAACATTGGCTTAAAAAAAGGTCAATTAGCAGGTTTGAAAGTGCAACTAGATGCTATTAAAGTAGGCTTTGAGGAATGGCGAACAAAAATGGTCAATATGCGTGAAGAACGTAAAAACTATGGTGCATAGGTGAAAACTAGCAGTGCAAAGGCTAAAGGACGTTTATTGCAAAAATGGTTTGTAGAAGTATTGATTGAAAAATTGCAGCTTAACCCTAATGATTTAGAGTCTAGACCTATGGGTAGTCAAGGTGAAGATGTTATTTTAGGCAATGAATCTAGGAAAAAATTTCCTTTGTCTGTTGAATGTAAGAATCAAGAAGCAGTCAATGTTTGGAAATCATATGAACAATGCCAAGATAATTGCAAAGGTTATGAACCATGTTTAGTTATTAAAAGAAATAGAAGTAAGCCGCTAGTTGTAGTAGATGCAGAATACTTTGTGAGTCTTTTTAAATAATGAAAGGCAGAACACCCAACAAGGCAGAAAAACAACACATGGACAGAGTTAGTCAGCTAGGTTGTATCATTTGCCGCCAACAAGGTAAAGGCAGAGTACCTTGCGAAATCCACCATGTTGATGGCAAAACTAAACCTGATGCACATTTTAAAGTATTACCTTTATGTTTTGAACATCACAGAATGGGAAGCGATAAAGAACCTATTAGCCGCCACCCATACAAGGCTAGATTTGTAGCAACTTATGGTACTGAAAGTGATTTATTAGAATTAGTAGATAAGTTGTTGGAATTAGATGATTATTCAGACACTTTACCTTTTTAAATTTATTGGTTTTTATTCCGAAAAGCACTTGCCTTATAATACAATATAAAGAAGAATTATAATCATAAGTTAATAATGACTTATATAAAATGAGCCGAAAGGCGTGGAGATAAAATGATAAACGAAATGAATAGAGCAAACGCTAAAAAAATCAGAACAATTCTAGAAAATGAATTGCCAGAACTTTTAGCAAAACATGGTCTTGAGTTTGAACTTGGTAATGCATCTTTTGATAGTGACAGCATACACTTTAAAGGTTTTAGACTTAAATTAGAAGGTGGTCTTTCACAAGATGCTAAAGCATTAGAAAGCGAACTTTCTTTCAGAAAACAAACCAATCAAACGCTACTTTGCACAGATAAGATTGCAGATGTTAATGGTAAAAAAGCACAGTTAGTAGGTTTTAGACCTAAAGCAAGAAAAAACCCTTTCATAATACGTGAAGTTTCTAGTAATAGTGAATATGTTATTACTGAAATGCATGCAGAATTACTGTTCGCAGCTTCATAATCAATTTTGGGTAGCGGTGTATATGATATAAGCTGAGCATCGTTACCCTTTTTTATTCCGAAAAGCACTTGCCCAAATTCAATAAATAAGGAATAATCAGTATCATAAATTGACAGGAAATAAAATGAAACAAAATAAATTAAAACTAGAACTAGAAACCCAAGAAGCCGATAGAATCTTAATCGGATATGTAAACACTATAGAAGAAGTAGAGCCTTTGCTTGAAAATCTTGGTGATGTTTATGCAAAAGTCATTGATGAAAACATAAGCCTTTTATCTGAAGATAACATGAGCATAGAAGAATTGACTTCATGCCCTATAATTCAGAATTGGGAAGGTGCTATGGCAGTAATCGGTACTTGGTCACAGGGAAATCAAGAAGAATTAATCTTTTAATATTTATTCCGAAAAGGGTTGCGGAATTATATAAAATAGGGAATAATCATAATTATAAATTGAGACGAAAGTCAGGAGAAAAAAATGAAATCTAATGAAGTGTTTAAAAAAATGCAAAAAGAAATCCTTGAGTTGATGAAAACTGAAGGTCAAGATTGGACTAAATCTTGGATTGGTGTTGGTGTTCCTACCAATTTCACAAGCAGAAAAGCATATAGAGGTATCAATCAATGGTGGTTAGCCATACAGGGTTATAAATCTAATGAATGGGGTACTTACAAACAATGGTCTGAAAAAGGCTATCAAGTAAAAAAAGGCTCAAAGTCTACACCTATAATCTTTTCTTCAATGCAGAAGAAAAAAGAATCATGGTTGAAAGATGAAGAATTAGCTAGGTACAAAGCTACAGGCGAATTACCTTCATACTTCTACTGGAAGTCTTGGAATGTTTTTAATGCTGACCAAATAGAAGGTTATACACCAAACAAAGAAGTAAAAGACGCTAAAAAAGAATTAACCATAGAAGAAGTTAATGCAATACAGTCTTTTATAGATAATACAGGTGCTAATATAGTAGTAGGCGGTGATGTTGCTTGTTACATACCAAGTCAAGACGAAATCAATATGCCGCATATCAAACAGTTCTTCTCTGATTCTGAATATTTTGCAGTAACTTTGCATGAATTAACGCATTGGACTAAGCATGAATCAAGAACTAACAGAGATGCTAAAGACTTATCTTATGCAGAAGAAGAACTTGTTGCTGAAATAGGTTCAGCTTTTCTATCACAATTACTAGGTGTAGAAAAGTCAGTAAGACCTTGTCATGCAAAATACTTAAATAACTGGATAGAAGCCATAGCAGATAGTGAAAAAGCGATGATACAAGCCTTTTCAATGGCACAAAAAGCAGTAGATTTTTTAACTAACTTACAGGAGAAAAAGAAAGAGAAGGCTGCATAGCCTTCTTTTCCTTTGGGGAGAATATTATGAAGATATATAAATTATTAGAATTACAAAGCCTTATTGAAGGTCGTACTACACCTAGCGACATGAATGATGACAATATGCCTTTCTATTACTCTAAGTCTAAAGACGGATATATAAATATTCTTTATATGGATTTGGTACATGTAATGCGAACATTGAAAAATAGCCTAGAAACTATTGAAGGTTTAAAAGAAGAAATTTGTGAATTAGAAGGTGAAAGAGGTGTGCCAACGATAGATAACCCACAAAACAAAGCGGAAAAGATTTGGAATATATTACAGGAGAAATAATATGAAGTTATCAGAAAGAATATTGCAAGAGTTATACAGTAAATATAAGATTGATGATAATACTTATATACAAGACATACAGAACATAATGACTAAAAAAGATTATGATAAATGGCAAATTGCCTTCAAATATCCCAATGGCAAACCTTTGCAACTAATACAAGGCGGCAAAAAATGATTGATAAAAGATTGTCTTATAGCGGCTATGATAAAATTTTAGATAGAGTGCGAGGTATTATAAAAGATGAAATACCTAATGGTTTTATGGAAGAAATTATAGTAAAAAATCTAATCAATAAAATAGATGATTTTGAAACAGAAATAGAAAACATTATAGAAGGGAGAGAAACAGATGGATTCATTCAAATACGACAAAACAAGTAGTTTTGAAGCAAACTTTCAGACTTGGTATTCAATGAATACTAAAGAAAGAATGATGCATAACGAAGAAGTCTACGAACTGAAAGAAGCTAGAGTAGTTTTTGAAAATTATTTAAGAACTACTTTCCCCAGTCTTATTTTCAAGATTGGTTGATTCAGGTTTAGTTTCACTAGCATATTTTATATTCAATCCTGCTAAAGTGCAGAGCCGATTTTTTTCGTCAAGACCTTTAGCAGTAAGTCCCAAGCCGCCATCTTTTTCTTCTACAAAACCCTCAGACTTCACTTCCTGAACAATATCATCAGGAGTATCTTCATTGAACATTACTGATAGTATTGCTCCTAATCGTTTATTTTGTTTTTTACTTAATGCCACTTATACATTTATCCATTCTTTACCATTGAATAACAAAGATTCAGCTTCACGTCTCCTAATCAAACCTTCTAATGTTTTGCCTGCCGCTTTATTCCACCTTCGCATTTCGCTGCCGACTTGTTCAAATTTAGCCTGATTTAATACTTTAAGCATAGTGCTGCTTCTTAAGTTTCCAACACCAAGATTGAATGTCCATGCGACTAATGCATCAAACTGATTCTGTGATAAAGGTACAGTGACTTCTTCTTCAACATACAGTTCAAACTCTTTTATATCATCTTCTAAAAGCTGTTCTGCAACTTCTTGTGTAATTGTATCGCCTTCTTTAACTCCGCTAGTGTGTCCATAACCTATTGTAAGCACGTTAGCACTGCACAAATAACTTTCTAAACGACAACCTTCAAATTTTTTAATTAAAGATAAACCTTCTTGTGATGTCTGCATATTATCCTCCCCATGTTCCATCATTTTGGACTTTGGCAGTTTTCTTGCCACCCCAGTATTCAACTGCGTGTCCTTCTTGTACAAGCATTTGACATATATCTTCGCCATTCTCAGTATGCGGTATGCCAAGGATTCTTCCATATTTGCCTTTTCCAAGTGATTGTATTTTGAAAGAGCCTACACATAATTCTATAAGCCTTTCTTTAGCTTTTAATCCTAAAGCCTTTTCTTCTAAGTTTCTAGTTCTAGATTCTGGTGTATCTATCCCTGCTAGTCTTACTCTTTGTTTATGTAAGAAACAAGAAAATCCCAAATCAAGAGTCACATCTATGGTATCTCCATCAATTACTCTTTCTAAGATCGCATTATATACGAATGGTGTGACTGTTGACTCAGACATCTATTGTTTCGCTTTGCCGATATTTAAAGCCATGACTTCAATTATCTTATATAGCTTTGCAATCATTGCATCGTCTTTTGGTGTTGGTGTTAAAGAACAGATTATAGAAGCTGCACAAACAACCCCAGTAACTATTCCAACCAAGTCTCCTATCATTCCTAACATAGTTTCCTCCTTGTTAAAAAATTAGTCTAGCCGAATTTACTACTTTTTTCCAGAATCCTCTTCAGTTTCTTTTTTGTCATATTCTCTGTAATACTTAACTACAGATAATATATTGTTTGTATATCTAGTAATTTCTGCCATGTTTGTAGATAAATTTTCGTATTGTTGGGTAGTTAATGCGTAATAAGGTTTTGCAGGTGCTTTGCCTTCTTTTACTAAGTCTAAGTACTCTTGCATTAGTTCTGGTGTAAGTATTTCAAACTTCACATCTACTAATTGCATTTCTAAAGGTAATGGTGGGTGGTACATTGGTGGTACTTCTGCAATAGTCCTAACCTCTACAGGCTTTGCTTTCGGCAATATACTACACCCACTTATGAGTAAACCTAAAATCAAAAAGCTAATTATTTGTAACTGATTCTTCATTTTTGTCAAACATATTAGGGTTAGTTATATTTATAAGGTTATCCATGACTCTGCCACTAGCCTTATTGACCCTAGTTTCAATAAGTTTTGGTTTCATTAGTGCCAAATTGTTTAAATCATGCCTTGCAAATTTGTTTCTTAATTCTGTTACTGCTCTATTTGCTTCTGCTTTTTCTATTTCTAGAGCATCTAACTGTGCATTATGTCTCTCTTGATTGGCTAAATACGTTTTAATTGATTCGTTTTGCTCTGTGATTTTGCCCTCTAAGACTATTTGATTGCCTTGCAAGATTGCCATTTGGTTGTGCAAATACTTTATGTAAAACGCAGAACCACTTACAGAAGCCAACAACAACCCTCCCAATATCAAACTAAGTTTAAATCCCATATACTTTTAAAGCCTTTTCTTTACCTTTTACTTTAATCTCTTTCACTAAGTGTAAATCATGTTTAGTATTTTTTGCAGTGTTTTCTCCTATTAATAAGTCAACACCAACATCTTTTGTAGCTGATTCTAACCTAGCAGCAGTATTGACAGAATCGCCAATAGCAGTATAGTCAAACCTAGATGAACTTCCCATATTCCCTATTGTTGATTGCCCTGTGTTTATGCCTATTCCTATGGCTATGGTCGGCAATGCTTCCTTTTTAAGTTCTTCATTCAAAGATTTCATATTCTCTACTATTTGTAAAGCACAACTTATAGCTGCATCTTCGTGGTTTTCTAGGTCTAAAGGTGCATTAAATATTGCCATGAGTGCATCCCCTATATACTTGTCTACCATTCCTGAATATTGTTGTACTGCTTCTTGTTGTGCAGTTAGTGCTTTATTCATTATGTATGTTACTTTTTCTGGCGGCATAGACTCTGACATAGATGTAAAACCTCTGACATCTGTGAATAAATAAGTAGCGTTCCTTTTTTCTCCGCCTAGTACGAGTAACTCAGGATTGTCCTGTAAGCGTTTAATTTGTCTTGGGTCTAAGTAATGCTCAAATTGTTTTTTAATTTCTAATCTTAATTTGAATTGTTCCCTGAATCTTAAATAGAAAGCTACCGCACCTGTTATAAATTGTGACAACAAAGTCCATGTTACATCAATCAATATGCCTTTTTGTATTAGGTAATATCCAGAAGCCGCTGTAATCAACATTAATAACGTAGCTATACTTATACCCAATGTTATCCCAAAACTGCTTAGAACGAGCCATATGGCTATCACTGTGATAAAAAGCATAGCAATCTCGGCTGCTAATGCATAATCAGGTACAAATGGACTATTTTCTATTAACAAAGATTCTGACAATGCTGCTTGTATATAGTGTGGCTCTAACAAACCAACTGGTGTAGCTAATTGCGGCATTACACCTTTTGCTGTTACACCAACAAATACAAATTTATTTTCTACTTCCATTTCAGACAATGAGGTTTCACGTGGAACAATCCAAGATATCCATTTTCTACCGAAACTATCTGTCTTGACTGGATTTATACCTTTGACTGTTATTTCCTCTATACCATTATCATTCGTTTTTATAATGTAAGTATCTGCACCAGTCAGAGATTTCAAAACTTGTGTGCCGAAAGAAGCAATCCAACCATCAGGAGATTTGTATAACAAAGGTATTCTTCTTACTAAATTATCAACATCCACAGGTGCTGATGCAATTCCTTCTAGTGCATTTAATCCTTTAATATTCTGTACTGTACCGCCAGAAAGAAAACCACCTTTTCCTTCTCCTAAAATAACTGTTCCAGTTGTTTTTGGATATATACCATTATTGTTTTCAAACAAAGCTATGACTGAAGGCGAATAAGACAATGCTTCAGCAAAGTATTTATCACCACCAAACCTGTCTGCATGTGGGAATGCTAGAACCCAACCTACACCCAATGCACCTTTTCTTAGAAGGTCTATATGTATTTTTGCTAATGTTTCTCTTGGAAAAGGGTAACCACCTGCTGCATCAACATCGGCTTCTGTTATATTTAATATTGCGAAATTTCCAGAAGGTGCAGGAGTTTCTATTAAATAATCAAATGTTTTGAGTTTTAATATTTCTGTTGGTGTACTTTGGAATATAAGTGGTAGTGATAATACTAACAATAAACATAAGCCAAATTTATAATTCATGAGCTTTGTTTAATTGTTATAGTGGAATCTCCACCACCATTAATCTTAACTACATTTGAGACACCATCTTGCACAATAATTAATGTATATGAGCCGCTACCATCTAAATCTAATTGCATAGAATCTGATACTTGTCGTCTAAGTGATATTTGTTGTCCTGTTATAATTGTAGTTATTTGCGTGTCTGTATCTTTGCCAATATTAGTGCCTGATATTTTAATACCAGTCGCCTGTAAGTTTAGTTCATCTTCGTCCTCACCTATTGCTAAGGCATCTAAGATATTTAGTAAATCTTCTAGGAAATTCACATCTAAATAATTTATATCTAACTCGGTAAACTGTAATTCATTTCTATTGTCTAAAAAATCTTCTGCTAAAAAATCAATGTCTAAGTCATTGAAGTCCAAATAGTCTGCAGACTTTGTTTGTTGGCTTTCTTCAGCATAAGATACATTTTGTTTAGGTGGATTCACAATCAACATATTGTCTATAAATTCTAGGGTAAGGTCTAAAATAACAGGTTTACTAGGCATATTCGTAAACAGTGTAGCTGTAGTGGATTCATAAGGTTTGTTCAATGTTACGCTTCCCATACCAGTAGATACTATAATTTCACCACTAGAAAGACCATTGATATCAGGTAGCAAAATAATAAGACTTCTTCCGAACTCGTCTACAGTACAAGTAAAATCTGTACCACGAATAGCTATATTTGCAGTTGGTGTTTGCAAAGTAATGTTTTTTTTGTCTATCTTATTAAGACTGCCTGTAATGAATCTAGCAGTACCACTAGCAAACTTGAGTGCCATTTTAGATTTAGAAGGATTAGGGTCATAGATGTATTCATCTATTATCAAAGAAGAATGTTCGGTTAGTTTTACTTGTGATTCATCTAAAAATTCAATAGCAATACGTCCATTAGATGTCCTTACATCATCAAGACTTTGTATAGGAAATTTTATTGTCGGGTCATATTCATCATCTCTGATGACTTTTGTATAACCGCTTAACTCTTTAACTTCTCCAATATCAGCAACCGACTGCTGTGCCTTGATCGTTTTGGTTGATACACACAACGCCAGAACTACCAGTACTTTCCACTTTAAGCCAGTCGTTATCAAGTGTACTAGCTTGGTCAATATTGAATGTTCTGCTACCGCCATCGTGCGTAAGGTGGAAATATCCGCCTGCATATCCATCTCCATTATAAGTTACTGTGTTATCACTACCATCTAAACTCATATAGTTTGTTGCACCATCTACATCAATAGCTGCAGTTATGCTGTTATTACTACCTTGTATAATCCAATCAAGGTCTAACTGACTCGCCAAAGCAGATGTTGCATGATTTAGTGTAAAGACATTTGAGCCACCTGTCACATCAACATTAACATTTGAGCCATCAGCACCAAACGCATTTGTTGGGTCTGTCTGCATATTAAATACATTGCTGCTGCCATCAAACTCAAAAAAACCTGTGTAATTATCAGCCCAAATATCACCTAAGAATTTATTGGTAGAACCAATCATATTTATATCAAGCGTCATACTAGCACCATCTAAATCTAGTGCAGTCATAGAACCTGCAGTAGAACCAGTACCACCTATGATGTTACCAGAACCCATTTGCTCTATATCAGCATTAAAAGTCGCACCTGACTGATTTATATACACTTCATTATCTGCTGCATAAACGATTGTGCCTAACAACAGAGCTATTACTGTTAATAATTTATTCATCTTTTATACTCCAATGATTTGCTTGAACTCCTTTCTCAAGAGTTTTCAGAACTGCAGTTTCTATAGCTGCTTGGAGTGCAATATTGACTGATTCGTTTTCGGTCATACCATTCTCTATCTCTACTAACTCTGTGTCATTAGCCACAAATCTAAATATGTCTTGGCTTATCCCATAACTCAAAATAGTTTTGGAGACCAAGACTTCAATTAAAATGCGACCAGTAGATACTGATACTGTGCGTAAAGAAACTATTACTGTATCTTCTCGGTATTCTTTACTGGCTCCAATGCCTAAATACCTCGCACCATAACCGCCTGATTTAACATTGCTCTCATATCCTACAACACTTCCTTCCATGAGTAAACCTGCAAATAACAAAGGTGGCAACTTATCTTCATCTTTGAATTTCTCCCTAGCTGACCTAATAATCTGCCTTTCTTTGCTCAAATTATCTAATCCTGTACGTTCTACCACATCAAAAAAACTACATTTGTTCTGTGATGCGTGTTGTAAGGCTCTAATTAAGTAAATATGAGGTGCTTGTGTTACAGCAGTACTAAAGGTTGCAAAATTACTATTTCCTCGTCTTTGCCCTGTTTGGTCAGTAAATGCGGTAGGATAAACTGCTATAGTCGGCTTTCTAGTAGGGCATGAAAAATCAGCTAATTCTTTTACAACTAACTCTCCTACTTCTGCTTTTTTTATTATAGGTACTTCTTGTAAGTAACCACTTGTAGCACAACTAGAAAGTAAAACTACCGATAGGCAAAGTGATAACAGTCGTACCACCTTCGGCATCAGTAATCGTAAGCGTAATGAAATCTCCATCAGTTGAGTATTCAATCGTATTTCCTTCCAATGTTATAGTTCCGCTCTCACTAGAGGTTTCACCAAACAGGTTTTCAACTAACTGTCTAGATAGCTGTGCATATATTCTACTCTCAAGATTACGAATAAATCTAGCTAAAGTAGTATTTTCTGCTTCTCGCTTTAATTCTTCTTTATATGCTTCTATTTCTTCTTTGATAGCCTTTTTTCTATTGAATTGTTGATTTTCTATAGTCAGATAATGACTAGAAGTGCCGACACCTGAAAAACTAGGACTTTTGAATTTGAAAACCATTTCGTCAGCTTCTAAATTAGTTGCGAAGATTCCGCCAAGCAAAAAAATCCCTACAGCTACAGCAAACCAAACAATTTTTTGTTTACTAGCTTCTTCTTTTCTTCGTCTGAGTTCCGCTTTGCTCGGACGTCCTCTTTTTTTCTTTAGTTCCGCCATTGTTCAACTTATTCTCCTCTTTCAATTCAAGAACAGTATTTACTTTCTGTTGTAATCGTATCATATCTTGGTCTAAAAGACGTAATTGGTCAGTTAATCTAATTATAGTGCCTTTCATTTCTTGTATAGCAGGGTCTATTATGTTGGTAATAGTCTGCCACACAAAATAAACAAAATATCCTAAACCAACAACCATAACTACAGGAAAACCAAAATCTGCTATTAGCTGAACAACGTCCATTAATCCCTTCTAGCATCAATTTTGCCATCTTCAACAAAGTTTTCTGCTCTTGCAATCCTAGCTAAATCTGGACTCAAATCTAATGCACTAGAAACTGAAACATCTATTCTAATTATGTCGTTATTCATAATTGATGCTCTTGTTATCAACATTTTAGTTATACCCTGAATAGTTTTTATCTCAGCTACTAATCCATCCATTAGCTGCTTCATCACTAAGAATATAAAGTAAGCCATTACTAATGCACCTGCTATCGGCAATCCAACCTTTTCTATAAGGTCAAATACTTCCATCAATCTTCGCCTTTGAACTTCTTACTTTGTCCTGATGTTCCTGCATAAATACCAAACACAGCTGCCATTGCACCGACAACGATAGAAACTAAGGCAGACTGCTCTAGGTTTGGTTCTGGCAATTCCATAAACCAAATCACAACTTTATACAAAAGCACTATATAAACACTTACGAATATCCTTGGAAATATTCTCCATGCATCTATGGTTTTTGCTAAATGCACCCATTTTGCATAAGGATTTTCGCCTAAATTGTGAGGTGTAACATCTATATCTAATTCAAGTTTTTTCTTGATTGGTTCTTTGTCAGTTATAACACCTTCTGCTATTACTTTTTCTTCATTCATAAATCATTACTCCTACATCTTCGTATCTAAATTCCAACAATTGATTATAGTATTCTTTTGCTTCTTGAATAGTCATAACTCTTTCGCTTCTTGTTTCCTCACCATGTGGTCCTTGCAATAGTTCTAACACTACAATATGACCGCTTTCTGGCAAGGAGAAATTAACAAAGTGACCTTCGTGTGTAAGACATCCACATAAATCTTCTGCAATCATTAGCTTGGTTGTGTTGGAAAGGTTGTGTTTTCTACTGTGTTGCTCTCGCTATCAGTATAAGAAGCCATCATATCTCTCAAGGCTTGACGATAGGTTGCCCATTCTGCTTTCTTGCTATCTGTTAAAGCTGAGTCAGGCATTTGTGTCCAATCTGATTGAGCTAAAAGCGTGTTTCTTTTACTTCGGACAAGAAAAGTATTAGAGTTTGATATATAAGGGATTGCATAGTCTACAACTTGTGTACCATTCCATTTTTTATGAAATATAGTATAAGTGCCTTCTACATATCCAAGCGTATTTGGTAAAATAATTTCATCCAGACTAACTACAGAACGATTTTGTATAATCTGTCCTGTTGACTTGTTGTATATAGAAACTGCTATCATCTGAACAATCCAAAAACTGTAGCTGAGTATTGCATATTTGGAATGGTCACTCCAAATAATCCTCCCCAAATATAAATATATTTTGTAGTCGCAGCAGAAGTAGAAGTAGTGACATCAAATTTTAAACCTACTGCCATCGTAGAGACTTGTACCGCATTCTGATACAAATTGACACTTGATGTACCAACCCAATTTCCTGACACCAAAGAGCCACTTTGAGCAAAAGGAGAAGAGTTTATAGCACCATCACTTGTGTAACTTGCGTTATCACTTACACCTATAGCTGCCAGTGAAGCGTTTGCTCCTCCATATAAATAACCTGATACTATGAAATTACCCACATTAGCTTGTCTTGTTGAAGCTATTCCTACAGGGTTGACTGCTAATTGCACTAAATAGGTCTTAGTTTCCGCAGTTTTCGTAGCAGGAATAGTCAACGTAATAACAGAACCACCAAGAAGTTCTGGAACTGAATAAGAAGTTCCTGTTCCTGTTGTAGCTGTGTTACTGAAGGTGTGTGTGCCTTGTGCAGCAAGTACAGCTCCAATAGTATTTGGGTTTACATGGCTTACACCATCAAAAGTTCCTACCTGTAAACCATTAGCGGTGACTGTAAGCGTAGTGCCATTAAGATTAATATTATTAGCATTAAGGTCTCCTGTAGTTATATTACCTGCATCTAAATTAGTGATACTCATATTAGTACCATTAATTGTTCCTGCGGTAATCGTTCCTACATTAGCAGATATAGCTGACAAGGTGGAGACATCAATTTTGTCTGATGTAATTGCATCTGTGACTATCTTTGATGCACCAATCGTACCATCAACCATCATATCTCCAGAGACAAGGTTGCTAACTTCTGACCAAGAGCTACCGCCATACTTATAGGCTTTGGACTGGTCTGGGTTAGTGTCTGTCCTAGTAACTATAATCATGTCATTGGTAACTGGGTTTCTACCTGATATAGCACTGAACTCAGAATTGCTTGGTGCGTTGGTGTTACCTGTTTTGCTTTGGTAGAAGAAAGAAGCTCTATCTACATTTGATACAATGCTTTCTGCACTTGTGACTGTTGTAAAGTTTCCTGCACCCACTGCTACGAAACTTGAATGCACATCACTGTGATTCACTGCTCTTAACCAATAGTAATAAGTAGTACCTGCAGTCAAGCCATTAACTTGACCATCTATCCATGTAGAAATAGAGTTAGGAGAGCCATATTGCGTATTTACTAGACCATCTGAGTCACTACTGGGAGTGCTGTTTGCTGTCTTTCTGTATATTTTGACTGCCTTTAAATCAGAGTTATTAGGGTTAGTGTAAGTAATAATCATGTTTAAAGGTTTGCCTGTACTTACAGAAGCACTACTGGGGTCACTTGGAGCTGCACTGGCAGCAGCTATAGTGATATTTACATTACTTATGTATGCTGAATAAATACCTCTATCTGAGAAGTGTCTGAGTCTTACATTGTATTGCTGTCCTGCGGTGACATTTGGTATAAAACCTTGACTTGTACCTGCTCCCACGACAATAGCTTGATAAGCTGAATCTGTAGATAGCTTGTATGATATTTCAGTACCAAATAAATATGGAGAAGTGCTGTTTGTCCACGATGCTTTAATGTTTATTTTGGATGTAGTGCCATCAAGTGTAAGCACTTGCGAAAGCGATAGACTGCTTGGTTGTGACATCTCAAAAGAACCTGCAGGAACTTCGCTTATTGGTCCTTGCGTTACAGGTGTTACATAATCATTTGATACAAAGTCATAAACTGCCGATTCTATTTCTTTAAGTACAAGTCTTGTAGCTGCAGCAGGAACGTCATTTTGCTCTATAAATTCTAATTGTGTTGATATGACTTCAAACATTTTATTTGTGTAGCCTAATCTTTCATTAGTGACATAGACAAAATCTGCAGGTTGTAGCCTTAAATATTTTGTAGTGACTAAACCGCCTATATGTAAAGATTTTCTTTGATGCTGTAACGATATTTTTGATAGTCTTTCTGCTGTGGTGACAGTTTGTGTGTAAGGTAGTTGCAACTCCATTCTTTTTAAGTAGTTTGAGTTAGCTTCTCCGCTTGGCACATCTTCAGAAACAAATGTAGAGTTAGTCAGTTCTGGAGTATCTGTTCCTACATAGTTATTATTTTTGTCAACGAATACAGCTTTTACAGAATTAAATAACTCATTAGAAGCAGTGTTTTTTGTTATTTGTAATGGAGATAATAGATCATCATCTGTGATTGTTAAACTAGGTGTCTGTGCAGCAGCTACAAACAAGTTAAACATGCCATTTGTGAATGTTAGTTTACCGCCACAAGAGCTTAAAAGACCCTCTAATATCCCATTGCCATTTGCACTAAAATTAGTAAAGCCATTAGCTGTATATCTTTCTTCACTTACACCGCCTACATTTGATACTGTTTGTTCACAGGTATTTGCTGCAGACATGAAACCACCTGCATTTGCAGTTAAATTCAGTTCAGTAGAAGTGCCTTTAATTCCATAGGTGGTATTGCTCAAAAAATCTAAGACACAGAGAGCAGAATTATCTGACCATGCATAGGTAGATTCTGTTCCCAATCTATGTGAACCACTACCGCCAACAGAAGAGTCAAGTCGTGGGTCATAGAGTTTTTTTCCTTTGATAACTGCTGTAATTTTAGGAAGCTGTGGCATGTTTTCACTGTCATAGATAAGTTCTACATACATATAAGCACAATCTTTTAGCTTAAAATTACTGTCAATAACTGTACTGCCATGTGTAGTTCTTGCTAATGAATCATGTGCGTTTTGGCTACCATTGTGAAAAGTAAATCTTGCTAATCTACCACTGCCAAAATTATTGTCATTTTCAGTGTTAGTAAAGTCTGAGTTAGTAACTGTATAAATTTTGTTGTCTGTTCCTGCACCTGACGAGGTTGCAGCACTGGTAGTGACTGTAGTTTCATTAAAATTAATGCTTGTAAATGAATCAACTTGATGTCCTGCAAAAACAACATACATAGATAGCTTGTTATTATCTGTGCCAGTTGTACGCATCATAGTGATAGTGCCACCAACTCTAGTTTCACCATAAATTATTTGTCTTGGGTTTAAAGCTCCTCTTGTAGTTGCCTTCGCACCAAAGTTAGCGTTATTAGCTTCAATACCTTTTGAGGTCATTTGACCTATACCTGCAGCAATCAAAGTTGTTGCAAAAGTCATAACCGCCATACTTGCAGCGACACTTAATCCACCTATCGTAAAGCCTGTAACCGCAAACCCTGCTGCACCTGCTGTAGCCACAACAGCAAAGACAATCACTGCTGCAATTACTGCTGATTTTATTGCTTTAGCCATCTATACGCCACCCATGTAGAGCAAGTTCTGTTGGTTTAGTAGCCAGACCATCATCACTTGGACAAAGTATAGTATTACCATCATACATACCGCACATCTCTGATTCTTCTTTCCAAATTACTAGGTCACCACACTGTAAAAAGACTTTATTTATCTTTGTAAGTTTCTGTGCTTTAGCTGCTTTGTCTATAGATTTACCTAATGTTGCACCATAG